GATGCCATTCGACATCACACTACACAACAACAACCACGCACCTCTAATCCGCTTCATCGGCCGTGTTGATGCTGTGTGTGTAGACACACTACGTCCTAGCGACAAAACACCTGAAGTACATGAGAACAAAACAGGCTCGCGCATTGACACCGTGTGGAGTAACAGCTTCGACACATCCAACCAAGTCACCGGCTACTGTGTCGCTATGTCATGCTTACTCGACATGCCTATACGCAACGTCGTCATGTGGGGTCTACAACTCCCTGTGCCTAAGTCCTCGACGTATAGCGACGGCATGATGCGCTACCCTACCTCGCGTAACGACGAAAGCTTCCACGAGTGGCAGTCATGGGTCCGCCATTCGCTCGATGTTATCCATGCATACGAAGACGCACCTACAGACGCACCTATGTACACACATAGCTGCAATCGCTACTTCCGCTCATGCTCGTTCATCCCTCTGTGTAGCGAAACATCCGAACAACGTCGTCACATATACGACAACGAAATGACAACCGAACGCTGGTCGCCTCTAATGGAGACACTTGATCCATGAGTAAATATCAAGACGAAGTTGCTAAGCTCAATCGCACCACAGATCATGAGATCGACGCCGCCGACGTCAGCGAACTCGGGCGACTTCGTGCCGACAACCTCCGACTTGTTGAGATCATTGCGCGATACGAAACGCACTACCAAGCCGCAATGGCGATGTCGGAGAAACATCGCAAGCTCTGGGTTGAAGCCTGTCAAGAACGCGAGCGCATCCGTGCAGCACTACAATCCCTCATAAAGACCGGGCCGAGGCCGTGGATGGACGGCGGTGTAACTTGGCCGGAATGGGATGCCGCAATGCAGGCCGCAGAGGACGCCATCAAGGCGACTGACGAATGACTGACATCGTAGAGCGGCTGCGCGGGTATGAAAATCCCGAACTGCGCGAGGCCGCCGACGAGATCGAGCGGCTGGAAAAGGTGATTGCTCTCATGATCCCTGAACGCAATCGAGATATTAACGAGATCGAGCGGCTGCGGGAGGAGGTTCGCGTCGGTGCTGAGTTGATAGCAGAGGCGAATGGTGAGATCGAGCGGATCAACGCTGCTCGACATGCCGATAGTCAGCGCATGGTGCGGATGTCGGACGAGTACGAGGCGGCGCAGAACGAGATCGCGCGACTGCGTGAAGCGTTGAAGATCATCGCCGGGCGGCAGCAGTGTCTCGACAATCTAATGAGCAATGTAGATGTGGCCTGTGCAGCATTGGATGGAGGTAAACCATGATTGACGATGAGTTGCAGGTGATTACACATGTGCTATACTATGTATAACATCAGGAAGGGGAGATGATGGAATTAAAGATAGAACATCCAACAGACGCACCTAGCCGCTTATCTATGATCCTGTGGGGTGATAGTGGTAGCGGCAAAACCACGTTGGCAGCTACAGCACCCGGCCGCAAACTATTCCTCATGCTTGACCCTGATGGTGACATGAGTATTCGCAACATGCCCAATTGGCACCGTGTTAATCTGAGTAAAGAAAGTAGTGTGGACATCGTTAAGGAGGGAATGAAGCCTGACCCTTATACACTGTATAGCATGCTCGCTGACTTCGACACCTTGATCATCGATAGCCTGACCAAGTTCAGTGAACATGCTCTTCAATACGCAGTACGCGTTGCTCCCAAGAGTACAATCGAGCAACCCGGCCTCAATGGGTATGGTCTTCGTAACATTGCGGTATCTTCGCTCATCTCCAACACCTTGCGTGTCACAGGTGCCTTGAACAAACACGTGATCTTCATTACGCATGAGAAGGATGCTGATCGCAACAACGATGGTGCCATCCTCAGCGTCGGGATGTTGCTTGGTGGGCAGCTTCCTAACATCGCTAGCAAGGACATCTCTGAAGTATGGAACATTCGTGATGTCAATGGGGTCAGACATATCGCCATCCGTCCTGAACGTTTCCGTGCGCCGATGAAATCACGCATGTTCGACATGACTGCCGCAACATCGTTCCCTCTACGCTACAACGCAAACACCAATGCTGGTCCTGCCATATCCACGTGGTGGCAGGACTACATCGCTGGCAACTTCGCAAAGTTACCAGTGCCTAAGTAGCCACTATACATAGTGCCTACTCCTACGCACACAGACTAGACCTAGTGGCTTGCTACCTGTGTGTGCATGTATACAGTGTATAAGCCCACAACATAGGAGACCCAACATGGGTTTGCTTAACTTCTCTGCTAACATCGCAGATGCTGAAGCTCCTCCGCAACTCCCCGCTGGTGAGTATAAGTGCATCTGCACTGCTGCTATCGACAAGACAGCAGCTTCTTCAGGGAACCCGATGCTCACGCTCACCTTGCAAGTGCCGCGCACTGAGTTCCCTGCTGACTTCGACCCCGGTGATGGTGTTGATGAGTTGACATTCACGATGAACGTCGTCTCACGTGACATCCCCGCTGATCGTTGGCGTATGAAGAACGTCTGTAAGGCCTTCGGTGTTCCGATGTCAAGCTCCATTGATCCCAACGACTTCGTGGGTCGTGAAGCACGTGCCCGCATTCGCATGGGTCAAGACCTTGAGAAGAACCCGCGTGCTGAGGTAGGCCAAGTGTTGCCTCTCTAACACGCGTGTGCTACTATGTGTTAGGCACATGCTACCAACGTGTGTGCCTAACACACTACCACTACACCACACTATAACCCCATACATGAGGATATATCCTAATGGCTACTCCTTCCAAGTCCGCGTCGTCGTCTGCCTATTCCAGCTTGAAGAAGGCAGTTGCACAACGTGCTGCACAGAAGCGTACGTTCCACTTCTTCGTCCGTGTAACTGACGAACAGGGCAACGTCATCCCCGGTGCCAAGCTGCAAGTTGATCGCATCATGTCTGATGCACGTAAGGTGGTTGAGTTCCTCGACACGCCTGAGTATGCACAGTCTGGTCTGACGCGCATCAAGCACGAAGTGATCGCGAACAAGCGTGGCGAAGAGACCGACGGCTCTACGTCTGTTGGTTAGAGCTGCCCCCCAGTGAACTAGCTAACAGGCTGAGCAACGCCGCGCATCTGTCCCCATTCCGCAGTGCGCGGCGTTTGCTATTGTTATACACTGTATAGCTGCGAAACATGCAGCATGGAGAACATCGATGGACGCGATGCAGCTAGATGCTGAACAGCAAAACGCTATTACTATGTGTGTCGATCCTCTCAAGCGCCTCGTCTCTGTGACAGGTGAAGCTGGTACGGGTAAGACTACTATTATAAAGCAGACGTGTGACTTACTCACACAACGCAACATCCCCTTCGCACTCGCCGCACCAACAGGTAAAGCCGCTCGTCGTATACGTGAAGCAACAGGCTACCCTGCTCAAACCATACACAAACTCCTTGAGTTCAATCGCCCTGACATGGACGATGAAACAGGTGAAGCTACATCTGTCTCAGCACCAGCACGTGGCAAGTCCAACCCACTTGAACAACACATCGTCATCGTTGACGAGTACGCGATGGTGTCCACCGGCCTACATCGTGACCTCGTGTCATCTCTCAAGCACGGCGCATGCTTGCGTGTGTTTGGTGACATACGACAACTGCCACCTATTGAGAACTCCGACCTCGCAGACCCTACCTCCCCGTTTGCGAAGTGTCTCGCCATGCCTAACACCGTCACACTACAGAACATCTATCGTCAGGCAGAAGGCAACGGCATCATCGAAGCAGCACGTCGTATCAACCGCGGACAGTTCTTCACATCCAACAGCGACGTGCGTGTGATGCTCGGTGACGCAGTGCTTCATACACTGTATAACATGCTCGAAGACAACGACATCGATTGGCGTACAATCAACAATCAAATCATCTCGCCTGCACGTAAGTCTGACATAGGCACTGTTCGTCTGAACAGCATCCTCCAACTGCGCTTCAACCCCACCATGCCTGGCAAGATCGAACTCCCTCGCAACAAGTGGGAGGTGAAGAACAGGTGCTTCGTCAGCATAGGTGACAAGGTAGTATGCAACACCAACTCGTACGACCTACGCGACTACACCGAACGTTATACCGACTTCGCCAACGATGGCACAGGCTACGCACACGCATACATCCCTGCACCTGACACCAAGCAGATGTTGAATGGCGAGGTCGGTGTCATCAGAAGCATCGACCCTATCGGCGTGTTGGAGATTGACTTCGGTGATCGTGTTGTCGAACTACCACCTAAGGTCCACGAGTACAACAGGCGTAAGCAGTTCTTCTTCACCTACGATCCACGTCGTGTCATCGAACTCGCCTATGCTCTCACCACGCACAAGTGCCAAGGCTCGCAGTACGACAACATCTCTTACATCATGGCATCATGCGCGTTCTTCAATCTCTCACGTCCCAACCTATACACTGGCCTCACACGTGCGATCAAACATGCGACGTTGATAACAGACCAACGCTCGCTCGCTACATCGTTGAAGTCACTCGGTTGGAAGAGGAAGCCTAAGTCATGATGACAAACACAGAGATCGTACAACTCGCTGAATGGATTAAGAAGCTGCGTTGGGTATCAATTGACAAAGACAACATGGAGTTCACTGTAGACACTACATGCTATGTCAAAGATGCACTTAACAAGTGGGCCGACAGTGTGTTGAAGGGGGACAACGAATGACACTAACAACAGCAGAACTTAAAGAACGCTTCTCACTTCAGGCTAGTGCGGCGGGGCTTGTCGTTGAGTGCTCGATGGGTGGTACTCTCCACTCGACCATCGCTGTCATAGCTGAAGCTCCGGGTCGCAACGAGGTCGCTCAAGGCATCCCGCTTGTAGGCGGTGCAGGAAACATACTCTGGCGTGCCATCCGCACTCATTGTCCAGAGGTGAAGCGTCATGAGTGTTACATCACCAACGTCGTCAAGCGTCAGGTTGCGTTCGATGTTAACGAGGGTGCGAACCGTAAGCCTGTAGGGAAACATGAGCTATCCGCTTGGCAAGAGTTGCTGAAGTGGGAGCTTGAACACCTGCCTAACTTACAACATGTCCTCCTCCTTGGCAACTACGCCGTCGAAGCACTCCTAGGCAAGAAAGGTATAACGTCTTGGCGCGGCAGTGTTATACCGTGTATAGTAGGCAATCGTGAAGTCACTGCTGTATGCACCTTTAATCCTGCGTTCTGCGCGCGTGATCCTATGGCACACATCATGTTCGACATGGACATAGGTGACAAACTTCGCCCTGTTGTACTCGGAACCTTCAAACCCCATGCAGTCGTCACACATATCAATCCCACCTGTAAGCAAGCACTCGATTATATTGCTATGTGTAAAGCCTCACGTGATCCAATCGCATCTGACATCGAGGTCATTGCTAATGAAACAGCTTGCGTCGGCCTTGCTCCTACAACGCATGAAGCTATGTGCATCGCCTTCCGCAACGAAGAACGCAACATCTACCAACAACATGAAGAAGCGTCCATTCGTGTCGCATTACAGTCGCTCTATGCTGCGCCGACTACACGCATGGTGTGGCAGAATGGAGGCTTCGACATGTCATGGCTCTGGTTTAAGGATCGCATTCGCTGTCGGCCTGCCTACTCGGACACGATGCTGGGTCATCATGTGCTATACCCAACAATGCCGCACGATCTTGGCTTCATCGTCAAACAATACACAATGCATCCGTTCTATAAGAATGAGAAGGACGAATGGCGCCATACTGGGGGTGTTGATAATTTCTGGATATACAACGGTAAAGACTGCGCTCTCACACTTGCAGCGAACCGTGGCATCATATCAGAACTCCGCGATCAGAAGCTAGACAAGTTCTACTTCGAACACGTCATGCGCTTGCAACATCACCTTGTGTGGATGACTGTGGGAGGTGTACTCAATGACATGGAACTACGTCGTCGTATGCTGGACGAACAAACACCGGGTAACTTGTACAGTGATCTGCAATCTAAACTACACGAGTTCTACGTTGCGGCAAGAGACGCTGTGGGTGATAACACCTACACGCCCAACCCCAATTCACCTAAGCAAATGGCTGAACTCTACTTCAGCAAGCTCAAGCTCGTCGGTCGTGGTGTGAGTACAGATGCTACCAACCGCGAACTCATGCGCAAGCACCCACGCACATCCCCTGCCGCTCGCCGTGTGCTCGACGCCGTAGACGCATACATCGAGGACGACAAGTTCTACTCTGTGTATGCATCAGCCAAGCCTGACTACGACAGCCGGATGCGGTGCGACTACAGACAAACGGGTGTTCGCTCTGCTCCGGGTAGGTTGTCGTCTGCTCAAACGCTGTGGGGTTCGGGAGGAAACTTGCAAAACATCCCAGACCGCGCGAAGGAAATGTTCATTGCTGACCCTGGCTGCTGCTTCATTTACATCGACGGCAGTCAAGCCGAGGCTAGAGTAGTGGGGTGGAGGTACAACATCACGTCGTGGATGAAGCAGTTTGAACGGGCGCGCATTGACGGTTCCTACGACTGCCACCGCGCTCTTGCCAGTGACATGTTCGACGTACCGTACAACGATGTTCCTACCTTCGACCGCTACCCATTGGATCAAGTCGCCGCGCTGCGTGATGGCATCGCATACAACGTCGAGTTGGCTGGCAAACCAACCATTCGTTTTGTTGCTAAACGTTGCCGTCATGGTCTCAACTACCGTATGATGCCTGATCGCTTAGCCCTTACTACAGGCTTATCCCTAAGTACAGCAAGCGAAGCGTTTGTCAAGTACCACAAGCTCACACCTGAGTTAAAGAAAGGTTGGGAAGCTGACCTCAAACGTGTGCGAGAAGATCGCGCTATCTACAACGCCTATGGTCGCCGTTATGTTCAACTCATACCCGCCACGGATGAGAGCACAGAAGCAATCGTTGCGTTCTATCCGCAGTCAACGATAGGCGACCACGTGTGTAGGGTGATATACAAAGCACACGATGACCCAGCATGGCCCAAAGGCAAGGCACGCATCGCGCTCAACACACATGACGGATTGATAGGCATCGCGCGTCATGAGGTAGCGAAGCAAGCACTACGCGTCATGGTCAAACACGCAGAGACACCTATCCTCATAGGTGGTAAGCAACTCATCATCCCTGCTGAGTGTGCGATGTCTGTGCCTGACGCCAATGGCATACACCGCTGGTCAACGATCAAGAAGATGAAACGCTCAGAGCTATACAGTGTATAACAACTACTTGCCAATGCTCTCACGCATCAACTGATCAATCGTTTGTATCGTCAAATGACGATCACCCAAGCGCGGAGCGAGATACTTGCCGTACTTAGCGGCGATTAACTCCTCCGCGTTCTTCGTTGCCAGATGTTGTTGCTGCATGTTATCCTGCATCATCTTCGTAATCTGATTGCCCTTCAACCTGCGCTGCTCTTGCGTCATGTTGTATGCGACGCTCACTGCGCGTTGTTGTGTAGCTAGCTCACCGTAGTGTGTCTTCAACTTACCCAACTCACCTGTTGGGTTCTGCCACTTAGTTACATCATCAGCCAACTGCGCAAGCACAACATCCGTCATCTGCTCTGGCGGCACACCACCTGCCATCTTACTCAGCAATTGTTTCTTCTGTGCAGCTTTGCCCATCATGTCATTGCGCATCTGCACGATCGCTTGTATGTGCTGCGTGTTCTCTCTCACCTGTTGCCATGCAGCCGTCTGCGACGAGTACTTCTCCTTGTTCTGCCACAGCAACGGCACGTCAGGTATCTTCGACTTCGCCTGTTCATACACCTCAGTCGTAGCAGCCTTCAGTCCAGCAGCGAAGTCTCTACTCTCACGTGGTGAGAACCCTCCGCCTGCGTTAGGCTGCAGCTTGCTCGCATGTAAGAAGACATCCATCCCTGCTGCGAGATGTGCACCGTTAGCACCCAGCAATCCGTTCATCATCAACGCTGTGCTATTCGACACTTGTCCTAAGTTCGTGCGTGCCTCTGCCTGCGGTCCAGCTTTGAAGCGAGGCACCATGTTGCGTATCCAATCACCACCACGTGTCTCACTTGACTGCGGATCTAACTTCAACCCACTCGCACCTAGTATCGTCTGCGCAAGCGGCGGCATTGCAGGCGTTACGCTATCTGTCAACACCTTGAACAGGTCATTGGCAATTGGCTTCGGTGTTGCGTCTGCTGGTATCGCACCA